GGATGGAAGAAAATCAACTTGCCATCGAATCTGGGCTTCGTTCAGAAATCGTAGAAGACTTTATCGTTGGTCTACGCAACCTGTTTGCTGAACACTACATTGACATTCCAGAGGAAAAAGTTGATGCAGTGGAAGAACTTGCTGGTAAAGTTGAAGAATTGGAAGAAGAACTTAACGAACAGATTCAACGTTCTGTTGAGCTTTCCAAAACAATTAATGAATACAAAAAAATTCAGGCCGTGCAAGCAGTTTGCGAAGGCCTAACGCAGACTCAGGTAGAGAAACTTAAATCACTCGCAGAGAGTGTCGAGTTCACTTCTGAGGAAGATTTCACCGAAAAGCTTAATACGCTGAAAGAAGCATATGCTCCTTCAACAGTTAAAGCTGGTGAAAAGTCTGCCCTAGAAGAAGGCGTTGAAGTACCAGAAGACAAACCAACAAAGTTGTCATCTGACCCACTCGTAGACGCTGTAGCAAAAACAATCTCAAAATCGGTATTAAAATAAATAATACCATAATTAACACATAGGAGTATTTAAATGTACCTATCTGAAGAAATTCAATCAAAATGGAAACCAGTTCTTGAGCATCCAGAGCTGGAAGCAATTAAGGATCCATATCGTAAAGCCGTCACTGCAATGGTTCTTGAGAACCAGTCACAGGCAATGGCATCTGATCGCGCTCAAATGGGCATGCTTACAGAAACAACAAGCGTAGGACCAACAAACGTTACTGGTTCTGGCGTTCAGAACTTTGACCCTATTCTTATTAGCCTGGTTCGCCGTGCGCTTCCTAACCTGATCGCTTATGACGTTGCTGGCGTTCAGCCAATGACAGGTCCCACTGGTCTTATTTTTGCAATGCGCGCACGTTATGGTCAGAACATGACTTCTGGTTCAGAAGCCTTCTTCAATGAAGCTAATACACAGTTCTCTGGTATCGGTTCAGATACAAACCGTTTCGGTTTCGCCAACAACACAACTGGTGACACAATCACCAATCCAGTTGGTAACGGTTTTACAACTGCTAATACCTTCACAACTGGTATCGGTATGCCAACTGCTACTGCTGAATTCTTGGGTTCTGAAAGCAACACAGCATTTGGTCAAATGGCATTCTCAATTGAGAAAGTTACTGTTACTGCACAAAGCCGTGCGCTGAAAGCTGAATACTCACTAGAACTTGCACAAGACCTGAAAGCAATTCACGGGCTTGATGCTGAGACAGAACTTTCAAACATTCTGTCAACAGAAATTCTTGCTGAGATCAACCGTGAAGTTATCCGTACAATCTACACTGTTGCTAAGAACGGTGCTCAGTATGGTACGACAACCGCTGGTGTATTTGACCTTGACACAGATTCAAATGGTCGTTGGTCAGTTGAGCGTTTCAAAGGTCTGATTTTCCAGATCGAACGTGATGCTAACGTTATTGCTAAAGAAACTCGTCGTGGTAAAGGTAACGTTCTGATCGTTTCTTCAGACGTTGCTTCTGCAATGGCCATGGCTGGTGTTCTTCAGTACACACCTGCTCTGTCAGCCGATCTACAAGTTGATGACACTGGTAACACTTTTGCAGGTCTTCTGCATGGTCGTATCAAGGTTTACATCGATCCATACTTCGGTGGCTATACAAGCAATCAAGAGCTTGTTACAATCGGTTATAAGGGTTCTTCACCTTATGACGCTGGTCTGTTCTACTGCCCATACGTTCCTCTCCAGATGGTTCGTGCGGTTGATCAGTATACCTTCCAGCCAAAGATTGGTTTCAAGACTCGTTACGGCATGGTAGCAAACCCATTTGCTGGTGGTCCTAACGCTGATCTGGGTCAGTTGTACTCTAAGCGTAACACATACTACCGCATCTTCCGTGTTGCTAACCTGATGTAATAGTAGTATCGATAAAACCACCGTTAAGAGTGGTCTTTCAGAGGAGCCTTCGGGCTCCTCTTTTTTTATTCCTAAATAGTAGATAAGGAGGAAACTATGAGTGGGCTAATCACAAAACCTAAGAATACTAATCTATTACAACCTACCAAATATTCTGTTAGTTTTCCAGAAATTTCAGATACGATTTATTTTTGCCAAAAAGTAAATTTACCTGGTGTTCAAGTCAGTGAATTACCACATGTAACTCCTAATCTCGATCTTTTTGTAGCTGGTACCAAAATCACATATGGTTCTTTTGATATAGAATTTTTGGTAAATGAGGATTTGACCTCGTGGCTGTATATTCATAATTGGATAAAAGGTATTACGACAGACATGAACTATCGATCATTTCCAAAAGTTCAAGCCATATTAACCATTTATTCTAATCAAAACAATCCAAAATTCAGAATAAAATATAATGATATTTTTCCATTAAATTTGGGGGACATAGAATTCGATACCACTTTATCGGCTGAAGACCATCTAATATCTAGTGCATCTTTCCGTTTTAATTATTTTGACATTGAAAGACTTTAATGTTAAAATAAAGGTTTATAAATGGATTAGTCATGGAAAATCTTGAACAAATTATGAAGTTGTGGGAAGAAGACTCTATCATTGACTCGACTGAACCTGGTAAAGAACTTCTTAAAATACCAACTCTGCACAATAAGTATTTGAAAATATTAGTGAAACATAGAATCTCAAATAAAAAACTTAATTTTGATTATTCTAGGCAAAGAAAGATCAAAGAAGAATACTACAATGGTAGTCTGTCTCAAGAAGAACTAGAAGAATATGGCTGGGAACCTTTTCTTCTTAACATTAAAACGAAGCAAGGCATAGAACGATATATAGATTCAGACAAAGATTTAATTAGATTACTAGAAAAAAAGATGCATCATGAAGAATGCATTTCAGTATGCGAATCTATTCTTCAAGAATTGAAAAGTAGAACTTATCAACTAAGAGATTATATTTCATGGGAAAGATTTATAGGTGGAAACTAAAATAATAGTTAAAAAGAGTAACGAAGCCTACGTTAAAGTAGAGTGTGATCGTAGCACAGCACAAGAACTATCCGACTATTTCACGTTCTTTGTTCCAGGATTTCAATTTACACCAGCTTTTAGAAATAAAATTTGGGACGGTAAGATAAGGTTGTTCGATCAAAGAAGTAATGAACTATATCATGGGTTATATTCATTAATTGAAACATTTGCAAGTGAAAGAGATTATTCTGTAGAATACAGGGATCCACGCCCAGACCTCGTTGATGATTTTTCAGAATACTTAGCAGACAAATATATACAACAGTTAAACGCACATTCAAGAGGCCAAAAGTTAACTGTAGATTCTCATCAAAAAACTGCATTTATACATGCAATGAGAAAAAGAAGATGCTTACTACTTTCTCCGACAGCATCAGGTAAATCATTAATCATGTACATGATTGTACGACAATTATTAGACTATCACTGCAAAAAAGGTCTGATAATTGTACCAAGAACATCTTTGGTTGAACAACTTTATTCTGATTTTGCCGACTATTCTTCAGAGAACGAATGGGATGTATCAAACACAATACATAAAATTTACCAGGGCAAAGAAAAAACAACACAACTACCTTTGATAATAACAACTTGGCAATCAATCTATCAATTTCCTAAAGAATATTTCGAACAATTTGATTTTGTTATAGGTGATGAAGCTCACCTTTTCAAATCACAATCGTTAACATCAATACTGACCAAGTGTATCAATGCAAAATATAGAGTAGGTTTGACAGGTAGTTTAGATGGCACTAAAACCCATAAGTTAGTTTTAGAGGGGCTTTTTGGTCTAGCCGAAAGAGTTGCCACCACAAAAGAACTGATGGACAAAAACAGACTTGCAGAGTTTGAAATCAAATGTTTGGTTCTAAAACATGATGATGAAATTTGTGAGTTAATGAAAAAAACTACGTACCAAGAAGAAATTGAATACCTGATATTGAATGAAACGAGAAACAAATTCATCAAAAATTTAGCGGTATCATTAAAAGGTAATACACTCATATTGTACCAATACGTTGACAAACATGGGAAAATACTATATGATCTTATCACCAATACAAAAAATATTGGTGACAGAAAAGTTTTCTTCATATATGGAAAAACAGATGTTGAAACGAGGGAGAATGTCCGCAGTATAACAGAAAAAGAAGAAAATGCAATCATTATCGCATCGTATGGTACGTTCTCTACCGGTATTAATATTAGAAATTTGCATAATGTGATTTTTGCTTCACCATCAAAGTCTAGAGTACGTAATCTTCAATCGATAGGTAGGGCACTTAGAATAGGTGATAAAAAAGAAAAAGCAATATTATATGATATAGCAGATGATTTGAGATACAAAAACCATATGAATTATACACTCAAACATTTCGTGGAAAGAACAAAGATATATAATGAAGAGAAGTTTGTTTACAAACTCTATAAAATAGGACTAAAAAATGGAAAGAGTTCAAGTAATCAAGTTGTATAATGGTGACCAAATCATTTGCTATGCCGAAGAGGAAAAAGAACAGATTGTTGTTAAAAAGCCCCTTCAATTCTTTCTAAAAATTGATAGAAGTGGTGCGCATAATATTTCAATGGACTTTTGGTTACCCTACCCAGTCACTAAATCAAATACTGCTTCTATTAAACGGGATCAGATTATTGCTGTGCTTGATCCTTCTGATGACTTTGAAGAATACTATGAGAATGCATTAGATGCTCTTGAGAAATCTAGAGAAAGTGATTCATCTTTTGAAGATGAAAATGAAGATAAGTTGAAAGTATTACTGGAGGCACTCCAGATACCTAAGGAAAGATTTATTAATTAACATGCAGAGGGTACATAGTGGAGTGTAGACCTTTGTCAAGTGGAAATCAATACTTATTATGGTGAACAATATGACAAATACCAAAAAACATTACATAAACAATGCTGATTTTTGCAAAGCATTGGTCGATTACAAAGAAGCGGTAGCTCTTGCAAAAAAAGAGAGACAACCAAAACCTATTATTCCAAATTACATTGGTGAGTGTTTCATGAAGATTGCTGAAGGGCTTTCTCACAAACCAAACTTCATCAACTATACCTATCGTGATGAAATGATCGCAGATGGTATTGAAAACTGTCTGATGTATTTTGAAAACTTTGACCCTCAAAAATCCAATAACGCATTTGCCTATTTTACTCAAATCATATATTATGCTTTTCTCAGGAGAATACAGAAAGAGAAAAAACAACTCTATGTCAAATACAAATCAACTGAAAATTTTGGTATTCTAGATGAGTCTGAACTCATGGGTTTCGATGAAATTAATTCCAAACCATTTGAACTGTACGACAATATATCAGAGTTTATTGAAAATTTCGAAGAGACCAAAAAGAAAAAGAAAATCGTGAAAAAAGAAAAGGGTATTGAAAAATTTCTTGAAGACTAATTATGAAAATAGCATTGATAACTGACCAGCACTTCGGTGCAAGAAACGATTCACTTCATTTCCTAGATTTCTATGAAAAATTTTATAATCTTTTTTTCTTAGAAATCGATGATAGAGGTATCGACACCGTTGTAATATTGGGAGACACATTCGACCGTCGCAAGTATGTAAACTTTTATACCTTGCAGAGGTCAAAGAAAATGTTTTTTGAAAGACTAAAAACACGAGGTATAAAAGTTTACATGCTGGTGGGTAATCATGATACCTATTACAAAAACACGAACGAAGTTAATTCACCAGACCTGATGCTGAGTGAATATGATAACATCACCACCATAAACGATCCTCAAACGATACAGATTTCTGACTATCCAGTCACCATGATGCCATGGATTTGTTCAGAAAATTATGTCGCATCTATGGAAGAATTAAAAAACACGACAGCACCTATTTGCATGGGTCATTTTGAAATTGAAGGTTTTCAAATGTATAGAGGAGCACCTTCACATGAAGGGCTCGATCCTAAATTATTCGATAGGTTTGATGTAGTTTTTTCTGGGCATTATCACCACAAATCTTCAAAAGGCAATATTCATTATCTTGGTAATCCATATGAATTAACCTGGCAAGATTACGATGATAAAAGGGGCTTTCATATTTTCGATCTGAAAACTCACGAATTGGAATTTATACCTAATCCTTATAGAATGTTCCATAAGTTAACATATGACGATAAGGTTTCATCTATAAAAGAGATACAGGAAATGGATCTTGCTCCTTTTGCATCAGTATATGTAAAAGTTGTTGTCATAAACAAAACCAATCCATACCTATTTGATATGCTGATTAATAAATTATATCAAGTGAATCCAATAGACATTACTATTGCAGAAGATTTTACCGATGTAGAAGATATTATGGATGATGACATTGATCAAGCTGAAGATACCATTACCATATTGAACAAATATGTAGATAACTTGACAACTGATTTAGAAAAGAGTAAACTAAAAACTCTATTTCAAGAAATTTATATTGAAGCTTTAAATGAAGGAGAAACATCATGAGCCATGCTACCAGATTGGTTAATAACCCTTTGGATAAACTTTTATTTTTTCCAAGCATGCATGTTGACACAGGGTTTTTTACAAGCCAAGAGGTTGACATTATTTCAAATTACTGTTCTTCTTTACCTTTAGGTAAAGGGCAACTATTTGACGGCACTGACGTTTACAGCACACGAAATGCTAAAACAGCATTCATAAATTCACCGGATAATAACAACAGATGGATTTATGAAAAATTAAATACATTGATAGGATTCTATAATGACACAATGTTTGGCTTTGACCTATTAGGATTTGATTATATGCAATATGCTGAATATGATGTTACAGGAAAACATGAATTTCATATGGATATTGCAATGAATACACCACAGAATATAACATACAGAATTAATGAACATTTAAGAAAAATGACCATTGTATTAATGTTGAATCAACAAGGTGTTGATTTTGAAGGTGGAGACTTTCAAGTGAATCTTTCTGAAGAAAGACTTCCTGTAAATGTAAACATGAACAAAGGTCATGTTCTTTTACTGCCCTCTTTTTTACTTCACAGGGTTACACCAGTCACAAAAGGAATTAGAAAAACTCTTGTTTCTTGGGTTATTGGGCCAAAATTTAGATAATGATTATATTTAAAAAATGTAGGTGGAAAAATTTTCTTTCCACGGGAAACTCATTTACAGAGGTTGATCTAAATCAATCAACTAACACATTGATTATTGGGCAAAATGGTGCAGGCAAATCTACCATATTAGATGCTCTTACGTTTGGTTTATTTGGCAAACCTTTTAGGAAAATAAACAAGCCACAGCTATTGAACTCTATCAATAACTCAAACTGTGTTGTTGAAATTGAATTCTCTATTGGTAAAAAAGAATATAAAATTATTCGAGGAATAAAACCTAATGTATTTGAAATCTATTGCAATAATGTTTTAGTAAATCAAGATGCCAAAGCAAAAGATTATCAAGAACATCTCGAAAAATTTATTCTGAAATGGAACTTAAAAGCCTTTACTCAAATTGTAGTTTTGGGTTCCGCATCTTTCGTACCATTCATGCAATTGACTCCGGCAGATAGACGAACTATTATTGAGGACCTATTAGATATACAAATATTTTCTTCAATGAATAACATTGTCAAAAATAAAATTAGTGCAATTAAAGATTCACAAAAAGACTACGAGTATCAAATAAAATTAATTAACGAAAAAATACAACTTCAAAAACAAAATCTTGAAGAGCATAGAAAAAATTTTGAATCGGAAATTCAAAAGAAAAAAGAAGAAGGAATAAAAAATCAGGAGTTTGTGGAAAAGACAACCCGTGACATTGAGTTAATTCAAAAACATATCGAACAGTTACAGAATAGTATTTCGGATGAAAAAAATATTCATTCAAAAAGTACCAAAATTGTAACATTACAATCAAAACTTTCTGATAACATTAAAAAATTAAATAAAGAAATAGATTTTTTTGAAAAGAATAATGATTGCCCAACATGCCATCAGATCATTACTCATGATACTAAAACTAATCACATCACAACCAAAAAAGATAAAATACAAGAAATCGATGTGGCAAGTGAAAAGCTTTCTGATGAATTGAATAAATTACATTCCCGTTTGGATCAAATTCAAAAAATACAGAAACATATTAATGAACATAACTCTGAAGTAGTTAAATTAAATACACAGATTTTTAGCGTTAATAAGTATAACCTTAAACTAATTGAAGAAATAAAATCTCTAGAACAGAATACATTTTTTACAGAGAATGATAATGAAAAACTAAAAACTTTAAATGATGAATTAAAGAATGCAGAAACAAATGGTAATGAATTATCTGTTCAAAAACAATATCATGAATTTGCTGCTACTCTTTTAAAAGATACAGGCATCAAGACTAAAATTATTAAGCAATATTTGCCAATAATGAATAAGTTGATCAATAAGTATTTAACTGCAATGGACTTTTTTGTTAATTTTAATCTAAATGAAAACTTCGAAGAAACTATTAAGTCAAGGCATCGTGATGTTTTTTCTTACGCTTCCTTTTCTGAGGGAGAAAAGATGCGAATTGACCTCGCTCTATTATTTACGTGGAGACAAATAGCAAAATTAAAAAATTCAACTAATACCAATTTGCTTATTCTAGATGAAGTTTTTGATTCTTCATTAGATGGTGTTGGCACAGAAGAATTTATGAAGCTTTTGAATACACTAGATAATAACACTAACGTTTTTGTTATCTCACATAAGGGAGATCAACTGTTCGACAAGTTTAGATCCGTAATTAGATTTGAAAAGAAAAATAATTTTTCACAGGTGGTAAAATGACTGATGTAATTAAAGAAAACGATGTTATCCGAATTAATACAGATCCATATAAAAATGAACCTTCCGTTTTACAAGAAAAGATTCGTATTTTCGATCTGGTGCCTGAAGCCCATCCTGCTTTAAAAAAAGTTTTACCAGATTTTGATTTTAAAAAGCCACCAGTTGACCCTAATTTTTTCGCCAGTTCGTTGGTTGAAACCTGCAAACTTCATAATGGATTGGGGCTGTCAGCTAACCAATGCGGATTTGAATATCGAGTGTTTGTGATGGGTTCTGCTGACAACTATGTGGCATTTTTTAATCCTAAAATTTTAAAGTCTTCCGAACAGCAAAGTAAAATGGAAGAAAGTTGCTTATCCTACAAAGGTTTGTTTTTGAACGTAGAAAGACCAGCAGAAATTGAGGTAGAATACCAAGATTTTAATGGTATTTTAAGGCAAGCAAAGTTTACCGGTATGACTGCTAGATGTTTTCAACATGAACTTGACCATATGAACGGAATCACGTATCATAGTCATGTAGGCACCGTATCAATACAACTTGCTCAGAAAAGACGAAGCAAGTATCTAAAACTATTATCCAAAACTTTGAAAGAAACAAATAATGGAAACAATCGAAGCGGAAATTACAGAAACATTCGATAAAGAAAAATGGCCAGATTTTGTAAAAAAACAATGGGAAGATTGGAGTTCTAAAAACCCGTGTTCAAATTTTGAACACATTGATACAAATCAGCTAACAGAAATACTTACCAGTGACCTGTCATATGCGTCAAAAATGGACGTAAAAGAGTACACGTTATATCAAAAGTGGTGTGAAATTCAAGAGAAGTATCCTGTAAAAGAAACTACGTCAGTTTTTGGTGATGTAGAAAAGCATCTTGTAGATGCTTCTCAAGAGCAATATATTAATTTTGTTAAAAATAACATTTGGATTCCAGAATCTCCTGACGATTTTATAAAACTTAAACCCGTCATGGAATACACCGATGATTCTGGTGAAGTTTTTGTTACTGCTGTTGATGGATCTAAAACAAAGAAAGACAAAAAAAGAACAAAAGATTTACCTGTAATTTGGAATACCGCAAGAACATTTATTTCCACCATGAAAAACAATTCTAATATCGGAAGAAATTTGAACTTCATGGTAAAGGATGACGTAACAGGTAAATACTTGGGTGTTATTTGTATCTCATCCGACTTTCTTGATTTGACACCAAGAGATAAGTTTATTGGATGGGAACGTGAAAAGAAAACACAGGGTGGTATGATCAATTATACTG